TGGCGGTATTGTTCGCCGCAGCCACCTGCGTCACCCGCAAACTGCCGTTCAGGCCCAGCGCGCCGCCCGGCAGCGTCGCACTTGCGGCAACGATTGTTGCCGTCTCGCCGGTATACGCCCCAGGCCCGGCGGCAGATATTGCCGTCGGTGACGATGGCCGCTCGCCGGACGTGACGCCTGGCTCGTACATCGTGTCGTAGACGGTGCCCGCTGTATCAGAGGACATCGTCATCCAGTAGAACCCGGCATCACTGCCGGCGTACACCGCGCCGGCCGGGAAATACGCCCACAGTCCGTCTGTGAGCACGGCGCTGTTTTGCAGCGTGATCGCAGTCCCGAACGTCACCGCGCCGTTTGCGGCCATCGTGCCGCTTGGGGTGATCAGCACAGGTGCGCCGGGTGTTTCGATGACGTAGGGCGTCCGGTCGTATCTATCGGCCGTCTGGCCGACGATCATCACCTTGGCCGAGCTGGTGAGATCGATGGCGCTGCCGGTGCTCGACTCCTCCAGCGTGCCGCGCGTGAGCGTGGTCGTGCTGTGGGTGTAGACGCAGCCGGTGCGGACCTCCCAGGCGTTGCCGTCGACGATGGAGACCGAACAGATCAGCCCGTCGTCGGCTGCGGTCAGCGTGCGATACGGCCCGGCGACGGCCGTGGAGACGGTCAGATTGCCCGAGGTGCTCGGGGTGTTGCTGACCGCGAAATATGCCCGGTTGGGGGTAGTCATGTCGGATCCTTCGGCGCCTCAGGCGTGGCGCCGGACGTTGGCACGCGGCGCGGGATTGCCGGCCGGACTGGTGATGGCGCGCACGGGATCACGACTCGGTGACTACGGTGCCGGCCGCGAGCTTGGGCGTCACGCCATCGCCACAAATGATGCTGAGGCTGAGCGCGCCGTAGTACAGCAGCGTCCCAGCGCCGGACGGGCTGGTGCCCAGGCCCCAGTGGGTCGCGGTGCCCGAGCCGCCAGTGCCCGCGGGGAAGGTCACGTCGGCGTTGACCGCGACCGCGTTGCCGGTGACGGTCCAGCCTGCGCCCGAACGCGCGACGGCGACGCGGGCGTAGCTGGTGTAGGCGATCTCGTTGGTGGTCTGGTCACCGGCCTCGTCGGGCGTCGCGGTATGCAGGCTGAAATACAGGCTGCCTGCCGTCGAACTGCCGCGCAGGCCGGTGGCGTCGCCGACGTTGGCGACATCGCTGTTGGTGAAAAGGTGTTGGAGGAGCGCGGTTTCCCACGCGTTGGATTTGCTCATGATGTCGGGACTCCAGGGTTGGGTGGGTCATCGCACGTCGCGCCGGCCGGGCGTCAACGAGTCGTAGGCGCGCTCGCAGGTGCGTCCGGCGGCGTGGGCGGCGTCAGCGAATCGAGCCAGCTCCTCGCGTCGCTCGCTGCACCGGCCGAGCACGTCGGCGAGCACTGAGGCGGCGGTGTCGGTTGCCGAGCGGATTGCGGCAGAGGTGGAATCTTGGCCGGCTGTACGACGGTAGGCAGCGAGCTGCGCCCGCAGCCGCTGACCAGCAGCAGCGGCAGCATCAGCATCAGCGCGCGCACGGTCGAGCTTGCGCGTTTGGTCATCGACGATCTCCTGGAGTGCGGTGGCGCGGCGTGCGGTCTCGGTGGCGGCGAGGACGGCGGCGTTGGCGGCCTCGACCTGGGCGGTGACGGTGCGCAACTCGTCGGCCGTGCGCACGGCCTGCCAACGCTGCCAGCCGCCCCACGCGAGCACGGCGACCAGCACCCAGGCCAACACCGGGATGCGGCCGAGCGCGCCGAGCACGAGCGCGCTCACGCCCAGCCCTCCGCGCGCTGCCGCCAGCGCCAGCGCACGACGCCGTATCCGACCACGAACAACAACACGCCGACGAGCACGACCGGCGGGATGCCGAGCACGGCTTGCACGGCGTCGCCCGTCTGCTGTATCGCGTCCAGCACCGGACTTGCCGCGGCGGCGGCGCCCTCGGCCTCCTCGGCGACCTGGGCTACCGCCGTGATGGCGCCGACGCTTGCGGTGACGGCGCCGCCGCGGGCGATGGGGGAGCGTGCGAGGCTGGACTCGGGCGCCACGGCCTGGGGCATGTCGGCGTCTGCATCGCCTGCCGGCGTCAGGTACAGCGCCGCCTCGCGCGCGCGGCGTGCGATGAGGCCGGGCTTCTCGACGAGCTGCCCCCCCTGGCGCGTCTTGTTCCACAGGGCGAAGGCGCGCGCCGCGGCGGGCTTGTTGCGGGCGTTGTGCAAGCGCAGCACGGACGAGCGGCGGAACGCCTGCAGCCCGATGTTGTAGGCCAACGAGACCATGGCGGCCAGCTCGTTGTCGCTGGCGGGCGCCGTGAGCATGCCGCGCACGCCATCGCCCCACTCGACGAGGGACTGGCGCAGGCGCTCGTCGGCGTAGTCCTGCGTCCAGACCATGCCCTGCACGACGCCGTCGGTCTCGCCCCAGCCGCAGGTCCAGACGCCGGCCGTGCACTGGTAGGCGACGAGCCGGCAGTCCTCCTCGGTGGCGATGAGGCGCACGCACTCGCGTGGCACCGGCCAGTCGATCGGCCGGGCTAGGAGTGCGTCGACGCGCGCGAGCTTGCCCACCACGGCAGCGGCCCGGTCAGACGCCCAGCTTGCCGGCCGGGCTCATGGATTGCTGCGGGCTGGTCTCCGGCAGGTCCATCGGGCTGCGCTTGCTGACGTAGTCGGTCAGCCACGCGCGGGTCTTGGCCACGAGCGACGACACGCGACGGGCGTCGAACGGCATCAGCCCGGCGCCCAGGCGCGAGGACTGGCTGTTGCACAGCTCGATATAGCCGCTGCGCAGCAGCCGCACGACGTGGTCCCACTCGTCCGACTCCATGTCGCGCATCGCGGGGAATGGCTGGATGGCATTGAGGATCGGATGCGACTCGGGCAGGTCGAGCTGCGGCTGCGCCGTCACGTAGGCGATGGCCGCGTCGATGTCGTCCAGGTACGCCTGCAGGCGGCTCATGTCGAACTCGTTGACGAAGGCGACATTGGAGGACACCGACATCTGCACCTCTCCCGCGTAGCGGGCCAGCTTGTCGGCCAGGTAGGTGACGTCCAGGTTGTAGACGCCGGCGGGGAACACGCTCGAATCAGCCATGACGGCTCCTTTCAGTGGCGGCCGCGACCGCGGCCTGGTGCGCGGGTGCGCGGTTGGGGTGGGTCATCCGGTGGGCCATGGTTTCGCGTGCGGCCGCGCAGGCTCAGGCGCGGCCGTCTGGGCGGAAATGAAGTGCCCGCACTCACCGCTGCCCGCCCACAAATTGAAGTCGGCCAGCAGCCGGTGCTTGCCAGCCAGCTCGGCCAGCCAGCGCAGGCAGTGCGCCTTGCGCGGGCAGTGGCCGCTGGGGCGGCACAGGGCCTCGCCGTCGGGCAGGATGTGGCGCTGGATCATTCGGCTGGCCTGCGGTCGACGCGACCGACGAAGACAAGGCGTGTCCAGACCAGATACCACGGCACGTCGCGCCGCTCGCACGGGACGAACTCCTCGATCCAGCGCACGCCGTACTCCGTAAACTCCACCTGCCAGTGCATGGACCACCACGGGCGCGAGCGCGACGGCAGCAGCCGCCAGACGGGGCGCGCGGACGGCCGCCCTGCGCGCAGCCACGCGACGACGAGGCCGGCATATCTGCGGGCGGACCAGATCAGGCAGTTGGAGCGCATGGCGTCTTCACAGGGCGGCTGCACCGCGCAGCATCACCAGCGACAACAGCGACAGGCCGATCACGCCGGCCAGCGCCCATAGCGCGGCGTTGACGCGCTTGCGCAAGTCGCGCAGCGCGGGCATGTCGGGCTCGATGGCGTCGACTCGGGTTGCAAGGCGGCCGATGGCGTCGCGCATGGTCTGCATGTCGGTCGTGACTTGCTCATGCCGGATTTCGAGCCGCGTGAGCTTGTCCATGCTGTCGGTCAGCTTGACGAGCGCGACCTTGAGGTCGTCCACCTTGCCGTTGAGCGCGCCCATCTGTTCGCGCAGCAGCAGGATGTCTCCGGTGCGGGCCGGGCAGTCGGGCGGGACGGTGTGGTGCGGGTCGGTCATGGCTGGGATGCCGTCGGGCCACGCATCAGTCGCGCTCGTAACGCGTGACGGTCTGGATGATTTCGTCGTTGGCGTCGCGCTCGACGGTCTGCACTGCGCGAGTTGGGTGGTTGTCGACGACGGTGACGCCGGCCGGCTGCACGTCGACCTGGTTGACGACGGTGACCTGCGGCGCCTCGGCGGCGCGTTGCTCGGGGACGTGGACGTGGTTGGTGACGACGGGCTCGGGCACGTGCACGTCGTTGTGCACCTCGACGGCTGCGGCCGGTGGGGCGACGTGGTTGTGGATCTCGTGCCGCTGCTCGGGAACGGTGACGTAGTTGTTGACGACAGGCGGCGCGGCCTGGGCCTGCGGCGGCGCGGCCGGTGGGGCAGCGCGGCGCTGGGCGTCCATGCCGCGCCAGATTGCGTTTTCCAGCTCGGCGCGGGATGCGCGCGCGGGCCCATCGGCCGCGGCCTCGGTTTTGCCGGTCTGGAGCTGCAGCAGCAGGTCGAGGGTGCCGTCGGCGCGGAGGCGTTCGAAGTCGGATTTGAGCTCGGCGAAGACGAGCTCGGGCTTGTAGCCGCGGGAGCGGAGCTTTTCGCTGACGCTGCTGAGGCCGCCGGAGATTTCGGCCAGGTCGGCCTTGACGTCCTGCTCGGGGTTGACGTAGTGCCACTTGGGGGTGGACCAGTCGACGGCGTAGTCGCGCACGCGGGTGCGACCGGCGAGGACGGCGGCATCGACGAAGGCGCGCCAGATGGGCACGCACAGGCGCGGGATGATGGTGAGCCACTGCGTTTGCTCTGCGCTGCGGCGGAACTCAAGCAGGGCGACCCGGGCGCTGCTGAAGTTGACGCCGGTCATGTCCCCGGTGAGCATTTCGTAGGTGATGCCCATGCCGGCGGCGACGAGGTGGAGGTTGAAACGCAGGTAGTCGACGTAGCCGTCGGCCGGCTTGGGCTCGACGACGGTTAGGTTGAGGCCGGCCGGCACTTGGGTGATGCCGCCGCTGGCGAGGGTGCCGAGCTCGCCGGTGCTGCGGATTTCGTCTGCGCTGGCGCTTTCGGTGAGCGGCATGTTTGCCGGGTCGCCGCTGGCAAGGACGGCGAGGCGGGTCTCGAGGTTCTTGCGCTGGAGCTCGGCGTCTTCGTAGAGCTGGAGGTCGCGCACGCGGGCGATGACGGGCGCGAGGCGCGGGAATCCGCGGCCCTGGCCGGGGCGCTCGTGGGCGAACAGGTGGATGATGCGGTCGGCTGGGACGGGGTAGCTGGATGCGCGCAGGCTGCGGCCGGACCATTCGCCGGGGTGCTGGGCCCACAGCCAGTAGGCGGCGACTTTGCCGAGCGGGGTGTACTCGATGCCGTTGACGATGGTGTTGGCGTTGTGGGTGCCGCTTTTGCTGGTGTCTAGCCAGTCGATTTCGAGGACCTGGAGCTGCAGCGGGACGGGCAGGCCGTCCTCGGGGCGTCGGGTGCGCAGGCGGATGAGGACCTCGCCGTCTTGCTCCATGGCGCGGTAAGCGGTGGCCTGCAGGCCGTAGATGTCCTGCCGACCGTCGGCGTCGGCGAGCGGGGCCCATTGGGCCCAGAGGGCGTCGAGCGTGGCGGCGGCGGCGGCCAGGCTGCGCGGTGTTATTCCGGTGCCGACGATGTTGGCGACGAGGGCGTCGAGGCCGCGACGGATGTACGGGACGTTCTGGACCAGGGCGCGTGAGCGGGCCCGCAGGGAGGCGGCGTCGGCGGCGTGGTCGGTGTTGGCGCTGGCGCCGGCACGGCGCGGGCGCCAGCCGTCGCGCGAGCTGGCGCCTTCGTACGCGCGCGCGAGGGCGGTACGGGCGACGATGCGGCGCAGGCCGAGGTCGGGGGCGACGTAGGCGAGCAGGCGGTCGAGCAGGTTTGGCGGCGGGCTGCCTGGTGCGATGCTGGGGGCCGCCACGGATCAGTCCCCGCGAGCGGTCGCGAACCGCACGCTGTAGGTGCCGCGCCGGGTTGCCGCGCCGGCGGTTGTGGATTCGACGAGGGCGAGCTCGCTGACGATGGTCTGGCGGGCGCTGAGCAGGTCCGCCATGCTGCGGTACTGGACGCGCTTGCCCTCGACCTCGACGGCGAGCTCGCCTGATGCGATGGCGGCGTCGACGGCCGCGAGATCGTTGCTGGTGAATGGCATGGGCGGCAGTGGTGAGCCGCCAGCATGCGCGGGCGGCGGTCAGGCGTCCATGCAACAGTAGCGGGCGCGTTGTTCCATTTCCAGGAAAAGTGGGACGATTGCGCGGGGGCGCGGTTGGGCTGGTGGATAGTGGCGCATCCTTGCGCCACTATCCGGGTAGGGGCGCAAAACTGCGCCCTAGATTGCGTTAGGGCTCAAGTGCTAGCCCGGTCTGCTCTTGCTCTCGCATGGCCGGGGCGATCAACGAGCCTTGTGCGCTTGCCTGCTCAATCCTGCGGCAAGCAATGTCGAAGTACTCGCGGTTCATCTCCACGCCGATGAACTTCCGCCCCATCTGCACCGCTGCAACGCCAGTCGTCCCGCTACCCATGAACGGGTCGCAGATCACATGCCCAGGCGGGACAATCTTCACAAGGCTCTGCATCAGCGGTACCGGCTTCTCTGTCTGGTGCTCTCGGCCTGCTGCTGCCGGCGCTGGCACGCTGAACACGCCGGGCAGCGCCTCGGCCGTGAAGTCCCAAGGCATCGGGCCGCAGCTTCCCCACACGAAGTATTCCGCCTGGTGCATGAAGCGACCAGACATCGGCCGCGCCCGCTGCTTGTCCCACACCCCGAGGCCGCGCCACGAATAGCCAGCAGCCTGCAGCGCGTTGCTCGCGTTCGGAAGCTGGCGCCAGTCGGTGAACACAATCGCCACCGAGCCCTTGCGCGAGTTCCGAAACGCCCGAGACATCCAAAGCGTTGCCCAGTAGTGCCACCCCAGCGCATCGCGTGAGTCGCCGCCAAAATCAATCTCAACCGCAGGCGGCTTGCCGTGCGCGCCGAGGTACTTCTTCCCAGTGTCTTTGTCGCGGTCGCCACGAAACGCCCCGCCGCTGCTGTAAGGCGGGTCGGTAATCAGCGCGTCCATCTTCACGCTAGGAAGCACTTCGAGGCAGTCGCCGTAGTAAAGCGTTGCGTCGCCGATGGTCACTTTTTCAGTCATGCAAACCTTTCTCGCTTCGGAACCAGAGCCCTAACCTGTCGCTCAAGCTGACCCGCGCTGGCGCGCGGTCAGCTTAGCTCCCACGTTATGGCGCCCTGCGCCCCGCTTGCTTGAGCAGCCGATAGACCGTCGTCCGCCCGATCGAGAACACCCGCGCCAGTTCGGTCGCGTTCCTGCCGTTGAAAGCGCTTAGCACGTCGGCGGCAAGCTGCTGGCGGGCGCTGGCCGGGCGCGCGGCGATGTACGCCTGCTCGCCGGCGAATACCTCGCGCACGGCGCTGGCGATTTCGTCGAGCTCGGCGTCGCGGGCTGACAGCAGGCCCGCGACGCGCAGGTAGTCGAGGATGGTGTCGACCAGGTCGGGCTCTGCCGATCGCGCGGGCGCGCAGACGGTGGTGGCAGCGACTGCAAGCCGTGTGCGGCGCGCGGGGTTGGGCTGGGCCATGGGTGCGGCTTCCGGAGTTGTTTCACCAGCGGCGGCCGAAACCGGCGCGGGCTGGATCGGTTGGCTGCGCTGGCCGCGCAGGTTGCGGCTTGGCGGTTGCGAGTTGGGGGACTGCATGGGCGGCGTCGGACGATTGGACTGGCTCGGGTCCGAAGAGGTCGCCGGTGCCGGGGTCGATCGCGTCGCGCAGGCGCTGCCACATGGCGCGTGTATAGATGTCCAGGCCGATGGCGTGCGCGGCGAAGATCGCATAGACGGTGCAGTCGAGCACCTCGTTGCGCCGGTTCTTGGTGTTGGTCCAGCGGAATTGCAGGCCGCGCGCGGTGCGCACGGGGACGCGGCTTTCGGCGGTGAGCTGGTGGTAGAACTCTGGCGGCAGGAACTGGCTGAAGTGCACGTAGCCGGGTCCTGGCTCGAGGACCTGCAGCCGGCCATAAATGAGGTCTTTGGCGGTGTCTGTGCCGACGTACCAGAGGCGCACGCCGCGTTTGAGGATCTGGCCGCGCCAGTTGACGTCCTGGACGGTGGCGCGGCCTTTGACCTTCTTGGACGGCAGCGGGTCGCCGCGCACGGCGTAGACCTTGCGTTGCTCGCGGTGGCGGCAGTAGTTGTAGGCCTGGTGGGTGTAGTGGCCGCCTGTGTCGATGGCGACGGCCTCGATGCGCATGGACCGGCCGCTGGCGTGGGTGAAGACGCCGCCGAGGTACGGGTCGAGCTTGGCGGCCCAGTCTCGCTCGTCGGCAGGGTTGCCGTTGAGGACGGCGTAGTCGACGGCCCACATTTCCTCGCCGGCGCCGATGGCCCAGACGACGACCTCGAAGCGGCGCTCTTGCACGTCGACGCCGGCGACGAGGACCAGGCCGCCGCGCGGGACGGTGCGCAGGTTGTAGGGCTCTGCCCGTTTGGCGAGCTCGTGCTCGTCGGCGCGTTCGAAGACCTCCTCCCACAGGTCGCCCAGGGTTTCGTTGACGAAGGTGATGAGGGGGCCCTTTTCGCCTTCGCGTGCGCTGTCGGTGGCCTCGAGGAACTCGCGCACGATGTCGGGCCAAGAGCGCTGCGGGCTGTAGGCTGTCCAGATGTGGAAGGCGACGTGGCGCGGGGCGCGGCGCGGGGCGCCGGTGGCGTTGCGCCAGGTGCTGTCCTGGCCATAGCGGTAGTCACCGCAGACGCTGACCCAGGTGCCGGCGGTGTACAGGCGCAGGTAGTCGGCCTGGGTGATGGCGCCGCGGCAGTGCGGGCATAGGTGGCGGACGCTGGATGGATCGCGCTTGTCCCACTTGAAGCCATGGGCGACTGATTCGCCACCCCACATGAGCGGGTGCTCGACCTGGCAGTGCGGGCAGGTTATGTGGTAGCGCAGCATGGCGTCGGCGGCGAGCTCGCGGCGCTCGATGTGGTCCAGTCCCTTGAGGCGCGGGGTGCTGCCGGCGATGAGCTTGGGGAAGGGCGCGCCCTCGAGGCGGCCGCGGGCCCCTTCGACGGGGTCGACGGAGCGCTCGATCATGAGGTCGAATGCGCTGGCTTCGTCGAGCATGGCGACGGCGACGGTGATGCGGCGGTAGGCGCGCGCGGCTTTGCCGCCTAGGGTGTGCAGGACGCTGCCGAGAAATGTCTTGAGCTTGAGGGTGTCCTCTTTGGCCGACCGCAGGACGGGCGCCATGGCGGTGACATCGCGCAGCATGGGGTCGACCTCGGCCTTGACGAAACTGTCGCGATCGTCGTCGGTGGGCTGCCAGACGGCCTGCTTGCGTCGGCGGTGCGCTGCGTTGTAGGCGATGAAGGCGAGCAAGGTCTTGGTGTAGCCGACGCGCTTGGACTTGCGTACGGTGACCTCTTCGATGTCGTCGTTGCTGAAGGCGTCCATCCACCCGCGCTGAAACGGGTAGGCCTGCCACCGGCCCTGCGTGTGGCTGCTCTCGGCGGACAGACGGAAGTGCTCGGCGGCCCAGTCGCTGAGGGTCATGGGCGGGACGCTGCGCAGCGGCGCGAGGCCGGCCAGGGCGGCATCGACGACGGCGCGCTGGGTTTCAGTCGGGGTGCGGCTCATGATCGGTGGCGGGCGCGGTGAGATCGAGCTCAGGCTCGTCTGCGGCGTCCTGGGCGTCGTCGTCGGCGACGCGCTGGCGGACGAGCTCGGCGGTGGCGCGGACCCACTCGTTGCGGGCTTCGGCGATGACGGCGACGACGGCTTCGCGCCCGGCGTCGTCGAGCTGGTGGCAGGCTTTCTTGAGGACCCCGGGGAGGTGGTCGAACCGCTCGGCGACGGTTTGGCTGGCGGTGGCGAGGACGTCGGCCAGGAGGGCTACGGCGGCGTACTCGCCGCGCAGGGCGGCGTTCTTGATCTCGATGCCCTCGCGCTGGGCGCGGGCCAGTGCGGCGCGTTCGGCAGCGAGATCGAGTGCATCGGCGGATTGGCTGGCGCGGCCGGCGGCGATTTCGCGCAGGTGTCGGACGTAGGCGACGCGGAAGGCGGCGCGCGTGTAGTCGGGCGGGAGGGCGAACTTGAGCTCGTACTCGCGGATGGAACGGTCGGACAGGTCGAGGTGGGCTGCAACCTCGGCCTGGGTGGGGTGCTGGGCGTCAGCGTCGCGCAGGTGGGCGCAGTAGTCGGCGACGAGGATCGGGACGCTGTAGTTGTTGCGGTCGTTGCGACGCACGCGGCCGGCGCTGACCAGGCGCTCGAGATCGGCGGGCGGCAGGCCGAGCAGCCGCGCGGCGGCGTCGTGCGAGATGCCGGTTGGCTTGGCGGCTACGGGCGCGGCGTCCATCCTGGGAACTCGGCTGCGTTGAAGGCGTGGACGGCGTCGAAGTAGCGTTTGTGATGGGCGTAGAGATCGGCGCTTTTGGTGAGGACGGTGTTTTCACAGCGCGGGTTGGTGTTGACGTTGGCGGAGGACTCGACGACGAAGCGCTCGGCGCCGCAATCGATACAGAAGACCTTGCTGTGGTTTCGGAAGGTCGCCACGCGGCCGCCATGGGGGCGCAGCGTGGAGCACAGTGCGCCGTACTCGGTCGGGTAGCTGTTGCGGAAGATCTCACCGATGTAGGCGTCGCAGTGGGCGACGGTGCCGTCGGTGAGCCAGGCGTGAATGCGCTCGATGTCGTCCTTGGCGAGGTGCCATGTGCTCATGAGCATGTACGTTGCGCGGCGCGTTGCGAGGATGTGCGCGGCGTAGGACATGGCGTCGACATCGCCGGCAGACAGGACGTGCCAGTGGTCGCCCTCGTCGAACGCCTGTGGCAGCACCTCGCGCAGCAGCGCTTCGGAGGCGGCGCGGCGGGGGTGGACCGCGCCGATCGTCTTGTATGCGCGCACGCGGCGGGACCAGCCCTCGACCAGGTCGGCAAGGGCCTCGTCGGCCGGGAGGTCCAGATCAAGCTGATCCATGGCGAGCGTGGAACCCCCTAGGCGGGCTCATGGAACAGGCAAAAATCGGGCTCTGCGACCCCTGCGGC